AACTTTGTAGCCTTTAGTAACACCAACAGGGTTGTAGTAGTAGCATTTGGGTTCTTTTTCGCAGTAGACAATTGCTGATGTGGATGTAACTAATTCAGTTGAGTTATTAACGTTAGATGGGTCAGTGTAGATAACTACTTCGTTGACTAAGACAGAGCGTTTGCGTAAAACAAAGTTACCGGCTCTAATGGTATCAGGAGCATCAACAGGGTAGCTGTTGAGTTCGCTGAGGCCAGAGATGGTGAGTGGGAGTTGGTTGAAGCTAATCATTGTTGCAGCAATGCCACCTGGTGCAACAGCTTGGCTGTGTACAACAGATGTTTTACGACGAGGTACAAAGAATGATAAGAGTTTGTAGACACCAATGACTTCGGTTTGGACGGCAACGTAGCGGTCTTTTTCGTCGAGGTAGTATGTCTTTTGTGATAATGCTTCTTGGAAGCTGTATGGTGCACCGTTTCTCATTCTGTAATCAGCCATATCAATGGTGATGACTGCATCAAAGCTGGTACGTTCTTCTTCACGGATTGTTGGGACGAAGAGAGAAGCATCAGGGATGATGGCAGTAGCAGCAACTTGAGGGTCGGTCTTGAGTTTGAATAAGATGGTATTGAGACCGAAAGCACCTAAGATACGTCTTAAGTTAGCACCTTCATCGTTAACTACAGTGTTAGTAGGGCTGACGTATGTTAAATGGCATTCATCTAATGATGGTACTAATGATTGTCTAACATTGTAGTAGCGACCAGAACGGAGGGCTAAGACGTTTTCCCAGATAGCATGTTGGAGTTTGCAGCGTTTGGCTAAGTCATCAGCAGGGTTCATGCTGCATACTTCACGTCTGTTGGTGTAGATGATGTTGTCGAATAATTCTTTGTCTACTTGGTTGACGAGGGGTTCACGGTTGTAACGAGCACGTACAATACCGGCTAAGTGAGCATGGAGAACAGTGCGTTCGAGTACATCGAATTTAGGTAAGAATAAGGCAGCAATTAAAGGGTGGACGTGTTTGTAGGCATCCATTTTGTCTTGGTCATATTTACCTGAGAGAGCAATTAAGTCACAGTCTTGGTATTGCATAGATTGTAAAACAACTTGTTGGTAGGCAACTTTGTTTTCAGCTTCCATGCGAACAATGTCTTGGACTTTAGCAAAGTCGCCAGATGATAAGTTATCTTTCATGCTTTCAACTTGTTCAACGCTGGAGACACCGAAGAGGGAACCAACAGATGAGATGTGTCTGTAGGTGCTTGATTCGGATGGGATTTTACCTTCAATCATTTCTTCGACTAAGCGACGGAAAGCATCGATTTCAGCATCGGTTAATGGTACTTTCTTGGCAAAAGGAACGGCTTGTTTTAAGACGTAGTCAATTGATTTGTTACCACCTAATAATTGGGTTTGGGCATATTTGTAGTATTTCTTGGCTACGTTTAAGACTTTGATGTGGGATTCGTTGAGGTGTTCCATGACAAGTTCAAACATGGCAGAATCTTTGAATTTTTCACGGAGTTTAACGGCTTCTGCTGGTGATAATTGATATTTTCCTTCTCTAATTAAGCGATCGACTTCATTTTTTACGGAATTTGGTGTTCTATCTAATTCATGTGAGCGACTCATTGTATATATATTATATAAATAATATTTTTTAGAAAAAACAAAATAAAAAACACTAGATTATTTTTAATTATATTTGTATTAATAAATACACTTAACAGTAAAATTAATATATTTTATTATCACACTTATTGAAAAATTTGATAAATTATTCATTTAAACTTAAAATATCATTTATAATCATAAGATGAACAATATTTGGTATGAACAGGATTTTGATCCAAAATTATATGGTATTAATAAATCATATCAAAATCAAATAGAAAATTGGTTGCAGCAATTTCCACTTGATTATTTAAGTAATATTAATGGTGTTAAATCATTAGAATCAAAACCATCATATGTATCAACAGGATTAATAATTAGTGGTGGTATTGGGACTGGTAAAAATACAATTGTAAAAAATGTAATAAAAAAATTAAATTGGAAGTATCACATGTTATATTTAGAAAATGATAAATCGTGGGATTTCTTTTCTGATTTTATTACTGGATTAAATGAAAAGATGGTATTAGTAGTTAATGATGCAAATTTAATCTCATCACCAAGTGAAAAAAAGAGTATCTTAGAATTTTTTACACAAAATTGTAGTAAAAAGTATTTACCTATTATATTTTTAACAAATCTAAATCATTCTAAATTAATTACGACATTAAATACTCAAGATTGTGATAATATTAGAGTATCATTACCAACTGAAAATGATTTACTAATTATTAGTAAGCTATTTATTGAAAAATATAATATTAAATTTGATTCAATGCAAACCGTAAAAGATATATTAAATTATTCACAATATGATATTAGACGTTTAATTATAATTTTACAAGATTTGTATTATACATTTATTCAAGATAACAAGATTAAAATTACACGTAATTTTTTACAAAGTTATTTAACTATTTCTATGAAAAAGAATGTGGAAGTTGGATTATTTAGTGCTAATAAAAGCTTGATGGATAGATTTAAATCAATAGAAGAAGCTATGAGATTTTATAAATCAGAAAAAGTTTTATTACCATTAATGATGTATGAGAATTTTCATACTGCAATAGAAGCAAAAGATATACAACAAGCGAGAAAGAAAAAGAAGTATGCTAAGATATCGGATATTTTATCACAAAGTGATTTGGTAGAAACTAGAATATATTCAGAACAGAATTGGGAATTTCAGCCAATACATGGATTTCTAGCATGTGCATATGTATCATATATATTGAATGAAGGAGAAACAACAGAAATAAAAAATTATAAGATAAATTTTAGTTCAGATTTAAATAAGACATCATTGAAAAATATTAATAAGAAGAATATAGATATATTATTATCATCATTTCAAAATAGAACACAAAGAGATATGCATTTTATAAGTAGATTATTAAATAATAGTAAATCGAGTCATCAAAAATTGTATAGTTATGGTTTAACAAATAAGAATGTCAATTCGATTATTAGAATAGATAAAACGCATACAGATAAATAAACTCGCTTCGCTCCTCTCACTTCGTTCGTTTTTACACTAATCGTGTAAAATTCGCTACGCTCAGTTAACTTCGTTAACAGTAATGATTTTTCTATTTAATTTAAAAAAATATATTAATAATTTTTTAATCCTTAAATGTTTGCGTAGCAAACTGAGCGTTAGCGAATTTTACACGATTAGTGTAAAAACGAGCGTAGCGAGATAAATTTATTTATAAATTTATTTTTATAGTTAATTATTAATGAGTTATAATAGAACACATAAGATATTTAATAAATATAAATTTGTTGGACAAAAGAAAGTATTTGTTATAGAAAGGAATGACTTACTAATATTAGATGCATTAATGCATGATGGAAGTCAACAAAAATATAGACATCATAAATATTTAAGATATTCTGAACATGGTGGATTATTAGATTTTGATAATAATGGATTAGAAAGAATTATAGTAAGTACAAGAAAAGAAACAGATAAAATGGATAAAGAAATATTTTTCCCTATATTACCAGATGATACTGATGATTATGAATTTATATATCATACACATCCACCTACACCAACACCTGGAGCAAGAGCAAAAGTAGGAGTTGTATATGAAATACCATCATTACCTGATATAGAAACATTTATATTATCATATGTTGAAGGAATAGTACAAGGAAGTATTATAGTTGCACCGGAAGGATTTTATGTAATCAGAGCATTAAAAAAGAAATTAAACTATAAACAATATAATTTAGATAAAATGTATGATGAAATTATGTATATGAATTATAAGTATGCTAAAAAGTATAATTTTCATATAACACCAGAAATATTCTATAAAAAAATTATTACTGATACAAAAGTACCAACAATGTTGCGTAAGTTAATAAAAAAATATACGAATAATGAAATAACAATTGATTTCTTTAAACGTAAAAAAGATTCTAGCGGTAATTGGATAATAAAAAAAATTATATTAATAGTAAATCCAAAAGAATAAAATAATTTTAATTCTGAAATAAATTTATTTAAATATATAAAGTATATGAACTCTTCCCAAATAACATTAATAGTAATTGTTGCATTTATAGTATATTGTGTATTTTTCTGGAGATATGATAATTTTAAAAACAAAGAACGCTTTGAAATCTATGACCAATTAAGTGAAGGTGAACCAATTTACAGCAAAGCATGCTGTGGTAACATTTTCTTTCCTGCATCAGGTGAAACACCAGATCCTAACTTAAACAAAGCATATTACTCATCTAATATCAGTCATTTAGGTGATGGTGATAATGAAGAAGGTTGTAGATGTTTAACACACAAAGAATTAAATTACTTGAACTCACGTGGTGGTAATAACTATGATTTTAATGCAGTAACAATGGGTATTTAAACTCGCTTCGCTCCTCTCACTTTGTTCAACTCCGTCTCACTACGTTCGTTTGCTTCGCAAATTCGCTTCGCTCAGTTCGTTTCACTCACAGTAAAAGGTATCGGATAAGTGAGCATAGCGAACTGAGCGAAGCGAATTTGCGAAGCAAACGAACGTAGTGAGACGAAGTTGAGCAAACAATTAAGGATTTAAAAATTTATTAATACAAATTTTTAAATTATTAGAATAACATCTAGTGTGAGCATAGCGAACTTTGACGATAGTCAAATTTTACGAAGTAAAAACGAACAAAGTGAGACGCAGCGAAGCGAAGTTTATTTACGCAATAACGTGTAGTTTTTTTTGATGGTATAAAATATGAATTTTTTAATAGAAACAAAACAGGAATATACTATACATTTAGTGAATTCGCTTTATCCGTTAACTTATGAAGGTATTCAAAATATATACGAGGAAGCAAAAAAAGCATCAAAAGGTAATGATGAACTAAAAATATTTCAAATAATGTTATCAGATGTTCCAAAATGGAATCCAAATATTATAGATACAGAATATCAAAGAATTATAAGATTAAATAATTTAGGTAAAACAATTGAAGACTTATTAAAAGCAGTTATTAAAGCAAATATTGTTGTATTAACAAATACTAATATTGAATATGATGATAAACTATTAAAAGAATTAAATATTCAAGATGATTTTAAAAATTTTATTCATTTAGTATATATTGAGTGTGCAAGAACATTTTATAATACACCTTTCTTATTTTCTCATCGTGAATCAGCATTAGATATTAAAAGAAATCAATCTGAAATATTTAAAATAATTCAAGATTGTATTAAGAATGCAATTAGAAAGATGGTTCCATTACAAATCACAATTAAAACATATTTAGGAAAAAATAATCAAAATGGTGGTAATGTAGCAACTGATTTAAAATCAGAAAGTAATCAAATTAAAAATATGTTAGCATCAGAAAAAAGAAGATTAGATATTACACCATCATCACCTAGACCATTAGAGCAAGTATTAGCATCATCAGTAAAGTCAGATGAATTTAAACATAATTCATTGTTAAAAGATAATAAAAAAATCATTAATTTTTCAGAAAAGTCAGAAAAAACATTAAGAGATTCTATTTTGAATCAACAAGCAACCGATCATGAAAAGATGGAAAAAATTGCAATAAGTCCTAGTGGTAATTTAATGAAACCACAATCACAATCAAATTTAAATAAAGTAGTAATGAATATGGCAGGAGGAAATAAAAATACTAGAAATCATACAATGTCAGAATCATCTGTATATTATGAACCAGGAGTAAATAACGTTATAGAAGAATATAGCAATATTAATGCATTATCACCTTTAAATGAATCAGAAACAAAAAATCAAAACAAAATGAGCAATAAGGATAATAAGTATAAATATTTTTCACATCTAAATGTATAATATGGAAGAATATTTAAAATATTTAAAGCAACCTCTTATTTTAGCTCTAGTTGGTACTAGTATATATTATATATTAGAACGTTTAGATTGCTATATAAATGCTAGAAAAACAGCTTCATTAAATAGAAGAAGTTTAATTGTATTTGTAATTTTGTTTGGTTCTTTATATTACATTACAATGGAACAAAATGTGGGTAATCAAGAAATTTTTACTGATATTGGTAATTTTTAATAAAAAAATATAGCAACTGATATTATGAAAGAAATATCAGTTGGTGGTAAAATAGTGCCTATAAAGGATTTTGATATGAATAAATTAAGATTTTCAAAAGATGGTAAATTTTTAAATCCAAGAATTTGTATAATTGCAAAATCTGGTTCAGGTAAAAGTTGGGTAATTAGAGATATATTATCAGTAATGAGTGATATTCCATGTGGTGTTATTATTGCACCAACAGATAGAATTAATAAATTTTATGATTCTGTATTTCCATCTTCATTTATACATCATACTTATCATCCAGAAATATTAGCAAGATTATTAGATAGACAAGAAAGAATTATGAAAAAGAATATTGAAAGACATAAAAAAGGTAAAACATTATTAGATAATCGAATTATATTGATTATGGATGATTTACAAAGTAAAAAACATGAATGGATTCAAGATCCAAGCTTAATTAGTATTCTTTGTGAAGGTCGACATTATGGTATAACGTTTGTTTTAGCATTACAATATAGTATGGCAATTCCACCAGAATTACGTTCACAATTTAACTTTGTGTGTATGTTAGCAGAGGATAATTTTTCAAATAGGAGAAAATTATTTGAACATTATGCAGGTATTTTTCCAAGATTTGAAATATTTGATACATTATTTAATCAATTAACTGATAATTATGGTACAATGATATTAGATAATAGTAGTAATTTAAGAGATTTGAATGAAAGAGTATTTTGGTATAAAGCAAAAGTAAAAGAATCTTTTCCTATTGGTAGTAGTAAATTTATTCAATTTCATCGTGAAAATTATCAAGAAGAAGATAGTAAAAAGAAAAATTTATTTGATATTAATGAATTATGTCAACCTAAAAAAACAGCAAACTTTGTTGTAAATAAAATAAAAACTCATTAAACTTCGCTTCGCTACGTCTCACTACGTTCGTTTTTACACTAATCGTGTAAAATTCGCTAACGCTCAGTTTGCTAAAGCAAACATTTAAGGATTAAAAAATTATATTAATAATTTTTTAAATTAAATTGAAAAATCATTAATGTTAACGCAGTTAACTGAGCGTTAGCGAATTTTATGCGAGTAGCATAAAAACGAGTGAAACGAGACGGAATGAAACACAGTTTCATGAAGTTTAATTCGTTTGTCTAGCCTTTCTAATAATTTCTTCATAATAAACACCTTCTCTCGGTTCAATACCATAAAACATTGTACCATATATATCACCTAATGCAGGAGGATTATCTTGATCTTCATTGAAAGTACGTGGGATATAACGATAAATTACTTTAGAATTATCACGAGTATAATACATTCTTGCAAATCCCATAGTAATTAAAATAATACCAATAATTAATAATGTTTGACTAATCATAACTTATAATAATAATTTTTTATTATAAATTATATTTATTTTCCTTTAGGATCTTTTGTACCAGCTGCTAATAATGCATTGAATGTTTCTCTGGCTTCATCAAGTTCTTTACGAATATGTTCAGTTTTGTTTCTGTATTTATTATATTCTTCTTGTGTTTGTTGTAATTTAGTCTTTTCTTCTTTGACTTCTTCTTCTTTAGCTTTAATATCTTTTTCCTTTTCGTCAAAGACTTGATTCTTCTCTTCTGCCTTAACCTTATTTTTATTAGATTCATCATCATCTTCTAACATTTCAACTGTCATACCCTTCTTCTCTCTTTCTCTTAATTCACGTTGGAATACAGATTCTTCCGCATCATCATCTACAACTTCACCTTTCTTGCGACGTTCATCTCTAGCTGCACGTCTCTTTTCCTTTTCTTCATTTTCTTTGAGTGTCTTGAGAATTAATTCGTTCTTGCGTTGTTCATGGAATTCCTTGGCTCTTTCTTGGTTTTCTAAGTAACCTTTCATCATGGCATTAAGTTGTTTGTTTTGGTATTCTTGTTGTTTGGCCTTTTCTGGGTCATCATCAAATGGTAACCATTTACCAACTTCACCAACGTAAACATTAATATGAGGGTCAATATTTCTTAAAAATTCACCACGTTTAGATGCTTCTTCAAATGATTCATAGCAACCACGAACTTTAAGTGTGCTCATTGTAGTTTTAGAATCTTTAAAATTTTTAGGAGTTAAAATACTAATACATACATATTTTTGATTAGGTACAGCAGGATCTTCATATAAGTAATCTTTCGTGTCAGACATTTTATATGTTTTTATTTAAATATTGCTTTAAATCAAAACTATAATAATTATTCATTTTCTCTATCATCCATAATTAATTCTTGTTCACCCATATCTAAATCTTCAGGATCAGGTGGTTCATAATCAATAGCATCTTCTCTTTCTTTATCATCTTCAGCTTGTTCTGATAATTTTTCTTTTTGTTCATCAGTCATATTTGCAATATCTTCAGGTGTTACAGGATCTTCACCTACAACATCAGCTACACCAGATAAACTAATTAAATAGTCTTCTACACCGGTATATAGTAATAATAAAAATTTATTAATTTCATAATTATTTTTAACTTCATATTCTTCCCACATATTATCAAATATAATAGCAATTAAGCTACATAAATTAATATTAACCTTATCATTATTCATTTCAATCAAATTAATTAATTGTACTAATAAATAACGAATCAATACATTATAATTATTATTTTCATTAATATCATCAGAATTAATGTAATTATCTTTTATTTTAATTTCTTTTAATGGTTTAACAGTAAAACCAAAACAGATTTTTTTCCAACTTTGTAAAAATAGAGTAAAATCAGGACTTAATACTTTTAATGATTGTAATCTAGGTAAAAATTCATTAATTATTAATTGTTCTTTAGTTAAAACTATTTTTTCTTCTTTATTCTCTTTTATTTCTTTTTTATTTCTAATTGAAAATATAATTCTTTGAAATTTTTCGATTAATATCTTATCTTGATTTGTTTTATTTACAATTATTTTATGTATTAATTCATTATCATCATAAATAACATTACCACGATATTTAAATTTATAATTAGCTTGTTGTTCTAATGGTAAAATATTAATGTATCTATTATATAATCCAATATATTTAATTTTATCCATCAATGAATGTTTAATTACTAAATATTGATGATTTTTAACTTTTACAAAATCTGTATTGTTATCTTTGTATCCAAGATATGCTAAACTATATATATCATAATATCTTTCAGTGCTTTTTTCTCTATATATAATTACATCTGATTTAGTAACTGAATCGTTATATTTAATAGTAATTTTATCTATTTTAAATGGTTTAATACCTATACCATAAATATCATGATTAATAATAAAAACAGATTTACGTAAATAATAATCTTCTTTGAATATTGTTTGATTATCACCAATATATTTTTCCATTTTATCAATAAATAAATTTAATAATTCATCAAAAGGTAATAAACTAGTTTCTAATTGTTCAGATATTTTAGCAAGTTTACTAATTGTCTTTTCTATTCTTATTTTATTAATATTTAATTCTTTTCGTTGTTTTTCAATGTTATCAAGAACCATATTAATATATTTTTGACGAACTTCAAGGACTTGTTTTAAATCATATTTTTCTAATTTAGTTGCATCAATATTTAATTTTAATAATGATGTTTCTCTTTTGTACATTTTTAATAAATTTCTTTTAACAATTTCATCCATTTCATTTTCAGAAATTTTAAAATTATCAATAACTTTTTTATTTGGATAATAATTTAAATTTAATGTTTCAGTAATAAATTCAGATTTGAAAGGAACATATGGAACTAATACACCTTTAATTTCATAATAAATTTGTTTTTTAGTATTTAATTTTTTAGTAGGTGTATTATCTATTTTCTTTTGACTTAGATAACGAATCTCATTCAAAGATGCATTAAAATTATCTGGTGAATTAGTATTAAATACATTTGATAATTTAATAAAATAGTTATTTGCAAGAATTTCATACAAATAATCAGAAGTTTTATTTTTTCTATCTATAATAATTGCTAGTAAATGAACAATTGAATGCATAATACGTAATCTATCTAAAGGAGGTATAGTTTTCTTAACATCAATATTAGGATCTTCAGTTTCATAAACTTTCATACGAATCATCATAGATGACATATAATAAATTACATAACCTAATAATAAATAATTACCTAAATAAACTAAATCATTAGCAGTATTAATACGCAATTTAAGATTATCAAGTGTAGTAAGACCATATTTATCAAAAATAGTAATGTTAATTAATTTATCTGTATTGAAAAATTTAATACTACCAATACTAATATCTAAAATCATTAATACAGCAATATGGGTTAAGATAGTATTATATTTACTTCTTTTAAATTTATCAGTATCTCTACTAGAATATACAAAAATATCGTTTTCAACAGGGAAAGCAAAATATTCACTGTATTTAGCACCGACTACATCTTCTAATATTTTTACATCTTTATCAAAATCAGTAGGATTTTTAGAACGAATATCTTGAGAAGATAGAAGTATATCTAATAAATTACGAATTGTTTCTCTACGTTTTAAGATACTGGGAGGAGTATTACCCATGTATTCACCTAAATTAAAAATAGAACCCATTCGTTCAATGATTTTATCAAGAGCATTAATTGCTTTACCAAATTTTTCATAACGTCTTTGTTCTTCTAAAGGTATACGAGATTCTGCATTAATTTTAATTAAATCACCGAATTCAGATATATATTTATCAATATCAATAAATTGTGAACAACTATTACAAATATAATTATTATTAATTTTATCAACAACATATTGTTTAAAAAAGTCATTTAATTGTTTGGTGAATAATGTAGGGTCTCTTTCTCTGGTTCTTTTAATATAATTTAATGTAATGGTATGTTGACATGTTGCATCTTCAAATATATCAATTTGATTTGATGATTTCTTTTCAATACTAATAACATTTACTTTTAAATTTTTAGGTGGTTTGTAAACAGGTAATTTTTCTAACTCTTTGTTAGTGAATGTAATTTCTTTAATATCTACAATGTTTAAACGTTGTGGTAAATAAGTATAATATCGTGCAAAATTAATATTAGCCATTTTTTCAGAATAAATTGGTATTGGAACTAATCGACTGGTTATAATATCTAAAATTTGATTAGATTGATATAAAGTAAGAGGAGCATTACTTTCAAATTCTTTTAAAATTCTTTGTTGTGTTAAATCTTCAATAACATTATAAACGTTAGCAATTAATTTTTTAAAGAATATTTGTTGATTTGAATTATTAATATCATCATATGTTTCTTGAGTAAATTTATCAGTTTTAGCATCAAATATCCAAAATGGTGTTCTGTTAAAAATTTTATTTTCAACAATTAATTTTGATAATAAATCTTTTGTAATATTATATCCATTTAAATTATATCGTCTGACATTAATAGAATTACTAATTTTTAAGCATCTAATATCATAAGGTAAAAAATTAACATATTTTGGAAAGGCTACACCAACAATTGCACTATTAAAATTATGTTGAGGATTTATTCTAAAATTATCATGTGTAATAACTCTCCATTGCATATCATTTTTATTTTTAATTGTATTGTTTGAATGTTTTCTAAATCTAAAATTAGTATATCTTAATGCATCAGTAGTATAATTATGTTTATGAAAGAATCCAAAATGTGCAAAATCTTGATAATTAATATAATTGTAAATTCTAAAAGATAATAAATCATTAAAACTTGAAACATTTTCAGCATTAACACGACCAATATCAGAGAATTTTTTTAATATTTTCATTTCTTCAATATCATTATAAGGTACTGCTTGACGATAGAATAATGGTTGATAATATAATTTTTTACTAGCAGAATTTCTAGCACTTTCAATAACATTATTTATTTTAGTTACAATATAATTTAATTTTGTATCATTAGTTCTAGTATTTTCTTTTTTATCACCACCTTGTTGTGATTCATATTTAGCTTCTTTAACATGATAACGTAAAATTTCATCAGTAATAGGAATTAATAATTTTTTATGAAATAGATATCCAATTTTTCTGTCATTTGAGACTAAATTTGATTGAATTGCATATTCAGGATTTAAATTTTCTTCAACATCACCTAACATAATTAATTTATTTTCTTGAATTAAATTGTAGTAATCTTCAGGATAACCAATTTTACGGCTTTCGATATCAAATAACATTTCCATAGAAGCAAAATCAATATCTTGAATTCTAGCTTCAACTATATCAATATATTTATAATCAGCATTAACAAGTTCATTTTCTTCATTAATTCTAGCAATTTCTATTTTATCAGTTTTAGCATATATTTTAGTTACAAGTAAAGTTAATAAAATATTATGTAATCCATTTTGTTTCAAATCAAAGTATTTTTGAACTGTATCAATACCAATATTGTTAAATAATTCAATAATTTCTTTATTTGTTTCATTAATAGTTAATTCTTTCTTTTCTTTTAAGAATTTTAGTAAGGTTAAACAGATATAATATGATTGATAAATTTCAACTAAATCACCAATAGCAACACTATCAATAATAGGTAAACTATTAGAGACATTAAATAGTTTTTCAACAAATAATTTTTCGTCTTCATCATATAAATTATCTTCTTTAATGCATA